CGAACCAGCGCCATGATGCCCTGGCTCGCCAGCATGTCCTTTGGCGTGATGTCGTAATCCCACCGGCAGGCGACGTAGAATTTCACCGGATCGAGCCGCCGTGCCAGTCCCGTAGTGCCGGCAGGCTGATGCTTGAGAAACAGATGCGGTGCGTCATCGTATTCATAGAAAAACGCCAGGCCTTCGTCGGCATCGACGCCCATGTCCTCCGGACCGCCGAACCACGAGCAGCTGCCGGTAAACTCGACGACGACCTCGTCCTCCTCCTCGCCCGCGACGGTCTCGGCAATGGCCCGACAAATATTTTCGAAATGTACCAGATAGGTTTCGGTATCGGCAGCGCTGTCGACGAAACAGGTCTCGATCAGGATCGCCGGCATCGCGGTGTGGGCGAGAAAATACAGATTGTCGCGATATTTCGGCCCGCGATCAATCAGGTCGCCGGCATGGGCTATCGCCGCCGAGACCTCGTCGGCGAGTTCAGATTGCGTCAGATACAGCACCTCGCAGCCCATTGGCTCGATGGTTTCCTCAAAGGCGTTGAAGTGCACGGAAATATCCAGATCGCGCTGCTCGGCATTGTGCGCGTTGACGATGCGCTCGAGATTCTCCTCCTGGGTATGGCTAACGTTGTCGTGGTAGGTGACGACGTCGACGCTGAGCTTTTCCAGATAGCGCGCCGTCGCCTCGACCACCTTGCGGGCTTCGTCGACCTCGTCGATATAGCCGGAGGCGCCGCGGACATATTTGCCGTGGCCGCTACTCAGCACGATTTTCATGGTGCCTCACATGCCCCGCTGTGCGACGTAGACGCAGTACAGCATCGCGCCATCGTCACTGGTGCAGATGTGGTCGTGATCATCCTGCGACGTTCGCGCCTTCGGCGAGATTTTCGGCACTGGCGCATAGCCTGGCACGAAAATGAAATTCCTGTTTTGGGTCACGGTGCCGTCGACCGCACGATGACAATGCCGCATGTTGCAGCATTCCGGATCATAGAGTTCGTGAGCTGATGCCGGCAGGCAGAACACCAGAAGCAACAGGATTAATTTCATCCTATCAACGCCTCGACGTCGATCGGCTTCTGCGTGACGCGGTCACGCGCACGCAGTCCCATCAGCATGGTCAGCGCCACCGCGCCGTCGATACGGAAGTGCGCCTTGTCTTTGTCGAGCTTTCTATTACCGGCCGGATCCATGGTTGCCACCGCATTGGCCATGTTCCAATTCAAGATCGGATTATTGGGATGAACCAGTTTGCGGTCGATGACGCCGAGCTCGAGCGCGTCGATCGCTGGCCCCATGTCCTTGAAGCCTTGGCCCCATGGCACCAGGCGGAGGCCGTCGCCCTTCTCGCCATCCTGGTAGGCCTGTAGGCCGATGCGATCAAATTCCCGCAGCAGATCCTCGATGCGCCAGCGGTCATAGGCAAGACCGCGAACCTTGTAGCGTTTCTGCAGCTCGGCGATGAACAGCGCAATCGATTCGGGATTGATGGTGCGACCCGGCGATAGCAGGAGATGGCCCTCCTCGGCCCATTCGCGATACCGGTGGTTGCCGGTGCCGAAATCCCGCGCCGAATGTTCCTCGAGGTGCTCCCGCGGCTTCCAGAAATATGGCAGCACACGGCAGGGATCATCGGCTGATCCCGCCACCAGTGCGGTGAGATCGGCGACGCTGGACAGATCGAGCGCCAGGTAGATTTCCTCGCCGTCGTGCAATGCGACTTCATCCTTGCATGCCATCCACTCCGCGCGGCTGATCAGCGTCGAGATCGGCGCTACCCGCTGATTGAGAAACAGGTTGCGGACCTTTGGTTCCTCCGCCGGCATGCGCCCGGCTTTTCTGATCGCGGAGGCCAAATCTTCGCGGTCGCGAAACTTGCCCAGCGCCGGATTGGCCTTCGCCCATTGGGCCTCGTCGTCAAGGTCGCAGTCCTCGTCGGCCGCATAGAGGTGGCAGATGATCGACGGATCGCTTTCCGACAGTCCATCGTCGATCAGCTTCGACAGGATATGCTCGGGATCGTTGGACTGGGTCGAGATGGTGATGAACAACGGTTCGTCGCGGGCGCCGAAACTGGTATCGAGCACGTCGTAGAGCTGGCGCGATTTCGCCTGCGCCAATTCGTCGTAGATCACCACGCTCGGCAGATAGCCGTGCTTGGTGCCGGCCTCGGCGGAAATCGCCCGATAAACCGAGCCGGTCTGCCGTCCGATCATGGTCTTGGTCGACGGCACCACCTCGATAAGCTTGGCCAGCTCAGGGTCGAGCTCGACGATCTGCTTAGCAAACTTGAATACGATGCCGGCCTGGTCACGATCGTTGGCCGCCGAATAGATCTCGCCGTGGACGATGGCTTCCGGGCCGATCAGATGCGCCAGCGCGATCGCGGCGATCAGCGCGGTCTTGCCATTCTTCCTCGCCACAGACAGGATGGCCCGGCGCACTGCGCGACGCGGACCGATGTGCGGTTCATAAATGTCGCGGATGAATTTTTTCTGCCACGGCTCGAGCTTGAACCGTTTGCCCTGGCCAATACCGCTAGGCACGGTCAGGCACTGGATGAAATCGATCACCCTTTGCGCACGGGTCTTGCCGTGCGGCCCGCGCTTAACCGGCGAGCAGCCCGTCGAACTTGCTCTTTTGAGCATCGCCATTAGGTCCTTGGGAAATCCGAGTCCGCGCGCACGGCGTCAGCCCGAATTCGGATGCATAGCGCAGCATGTCGCCAGCCGCCTTTCGCGCTATTGACACCAGCGGATTGTGTTCGGCCTCGCCGTTTTTGGTTTTGATGATCAGCCCGGACATCACCGGATCATTGACCCGCATCCGCGCCATCGCTTCGCTGGCCAACCGCCATTGCATGTAGGCATCGCAATAGGCCGCAAACATCGTCAAATCCACCGTAGTCAACAGCCCGAGCCGGTGCAGTTGCGGTGCAATCGTCCACCACTCGTCGGCCGCATAGCCGGTGAGATAGACCGGCGGATCCGGTATCTCTGCTGAAATCTCCGGCTCCGGCTCGGGCCTGATCGGATGACGACCCGGGTTGCCGCGCAGCAGCTTCAGATGGGTCGGCACAGGCGTTTGTCCACCTCGGGGTCTCATGCAGCTTTTTCCTTGAGTTCGTTGAAGGGAATTCCATCACGTTCGCGCGTTGCAATCTCGCCGGTGAAATCCTGCCAACGCTGGATGGTAACATCGACATAGGCCGGCGAGATCTCAACGGCGATGCCAATACACCCGGTCCTCTCCGCAGCCATCAGCGTCGATCCCGTGCCTGCGAACGGGTCATAGATCACGTCGCCTGGATCGGCATAGGCCTTGGAGAAAAACTCCGGCAATCCAACCGGGAAAGCCGCGGCATGCCCCAGAGCCTCCATCGTGGAGGAAAAAATCGGAAGACGATTGCCAGGGTAGGCCATGCCGGGGCCAATATATTCACCAAAGTCATGGTTTTCGCCTTGAACATCGGACATGAACCTCGACGTGCCGTTGCGTCGTTTCTTGACCGCGCCGAAAGTGTTATTGACAACACCGCCAGGTTTGCCCTGCGCGTTTCTCCAGCTAGTTTGGCCGGATCCGGGACCGCCAGTCCTCGGTATGTTGTCGCTTTCGTGGCGTACATTGTCGGGCCGCATTTTCCAACGGCCGCGCGCAAACTGGTAGATCGGCTCGAATTGATTCTTGAATCGCTGTGTCACCGATTTCGGGACTCCGTTCCTCTCCCAGCAGAATTCGGTCGCAAAGTGCCAGCCCCAAGAGCGGACATGAGCAATCACCAAGTCAAGCACGTAAAGCAATGTATCAAGTCCCTCGGCGTTCGGCTTGATGTTGACAAACCACGAACCATCGTCGGCCAGATGCCGCGCAACATTCGCGGCTGCCGGCGCAAACCATTCAACATACCGGTCTGGCGGGATCGGCCGGAATCCGCTGTCAGCATCATAGTCGCGCTGCTGGGCATACGGCGGCGACGTGAATGCGACGTTGATCAGGCGGCCATCAAGAACGCTCGCGACGTCATCCGGTGACCTCGCATCGCCGCAAATCACCCGATGGCGGCCAAGCCGCCAGATGTCGCCGGCCTGGGCGACGGGATCCGCTGGCAGCTCTGGCACGGCGTCGGGATCAGTCAAGCCGTCGTTGGATTGCGTCAGCCGCGCCAGCTCATGCTCGTCGAACCCCATCAACGGCAGATCAAATCCAA